TAACGCTAAGGTCGTACGTAACTCGTTCGACGAGATTAAGATAGACAAGAAACCAGGTCAGAGATTTAAACGTATCGATCCGGTCGACGCTTGTATCGACGCTCACGCTTGTATGTTAAAGAGTAAGACTAAGGAAGTCGTAGACGTTGAGTCTGAGTTGGATAAATATCTTAAAACAATGGGTTGGAAAAAGAATTAGAGAGGTTTCGACTATGAAATTAAGAGTTGACTCCGTTTCGGTTATTGTAACCGAGCCGGAAATAATCGTATCCCACGCCGTTAATACTCATTATTGCTATTTCGAGTTTGACGAAACGTGGGGAGAATACGAAAAAAAAGCGATATTTAAAAAAGGCGCCGTCGTCAAAGAGGTATTACTTGAAGATAATACGTGCGCTATTCCCTGGGAGACGTTGGAGACAAGGGGTTTTTTAAAAGTCGGGATATATGGTATATGTGGCGATAAAAGACGTCCGACGTTATGGTCCGATAATATTCTCATATCCGAGGGCGCGAACGAGGGAGAGGAAAGTAAAGAGCCTACGCCTAGTATTTATGAGCAAATTGTCGACATTATGTCCGAAACGAAAAATATCGCTCAATCCGTACGAGACGACGCCGACGCTGGAAAGTTTGACGGAGAAAAAGGCGATAAGGGAGACGCCGGCGCTATCGTATTTAAGCCGGTTAATGAATTACCAACAGAAAATATAGATACGAGCGCGATATACTTATTACCGATTGAGGAGAGCGAGGGCGAAAATCGCTTTACTGAATACGTTTATATTAACGGTAAGTGGGAAAAGCTCGGTGTAATTGGCATAGAAGTAGACCATAGCGAGTATGTGAAGTTTACCGATTATGCAACGATAAGCAAGGCAGGGGTTGTAAAAATAAACGAGGGATTAGGTATTGACTTAAATTCGAGTAAATGTTTACGGTTGCGTTGGGCAACAACAGCACAAATTGACAACAAGGTCGGAAATGCGGCAATTACACCAAGTAATCAAGACTACGCTTTTAAAGTATCGGCAACCACAAACACCGAAACTTGGACGGACGAGGAAAAGCAAGCCGCGAGGGATTTAATCGGAGCGATTGGTGCAAAAAGCTATGCAACGAACGAAGTTGGTGGTACTTTGCGCGGCGTGTCGGCATTAGGTTTCAACGTTGACGCATACGGAAGAGGGGTGATTGTTAAAGCGGAAAAGGCTGATATAGACGCAAAAACGCACGAATACAAACCTATTGTGCCTAAAATGCTTGACTATGCGGTATTGCGAGCGTTGGCATACAACGCATTAACGCTTACGGACGAAGAACAAGCAAAGGCAAGAGCGTTAATTGGTGCGAGCGGTAGTAGCACGAAGTTGTATAAACATTTTATAAAAGGTGGTGGACAAGGTTGTGCGCTCGCGTTTTTATCTAAAAAAGATACAGAGTTTACTATTGACGATATTAAAGGATTTTTCAAAATCAATTTTGACGGCACAACGCTAAGCGGTAATACAAAGGGTGATAATCTTCTTGAAATGTCCACACTTTTTTATAATGATAGTGTTATATATGGCGGTGATTGGATTAAGGTTTCACAAATAGAGAGTACGGGAAAAATTGTAACCCCTTCGGCAGCTCAATACAGCATAAATGATTTTTCAGACATTGTTTATGAGATAGTGGAGGATAACAATGGATTATAAAAAAATTTACTTTGCAAACAAAAAAATTAACGAATTAAAACAAAAATTAAAAGAAACCGATTACCAAGCGATAAAATTCGCCGAGGGTGAACTTACCGACGAAGAATACGCGCCGATAAAAGAGCAACGTAAGACTTGGCGCGCGGAAATCAACGCGTTAGAAAAGGAGCTTGGATTTACAAGTAAGTAGATTCAAGAGTGACAGAGGGTAAAAATGAATATTTTTAAACGAATAAAAACCGCCTGGAATGTCCTTTTTAATAAATCGGACAGAGAGACGGTAGAACTTAATAATTTATATAAGTTTTTAGGTATCGATCCGGACAAAGACGAGCGAGTTTTATCCGAGGCGACCTATTTCTCTTGTATGAAAGTGTTAAGTGAGTCCGTCGGTAAATTACCGCTTAAGTTGTTAAAGTATAACGATAAACACGGTGTAGAAACGGCTCGTAAACATTTCTTATACAACATTTTACACGATAGACCTAATCCTTATATGACGGCGTCCTCGTTTTGGAGTACGGTCGAGTTTAATCGTAACCATTACGGTAACTCCTACGTATGGATACAAGGAGCTGGCGCGAAAATGCGATTATGGATTTTACCGAGTAATCAAGTTCAAGTATGGTATGATGACGCTAAAGTGTTAGCCGACCAACCGGATATATATTATCTGTATTCTACCGGTGGTAAAAATTATCGTTTCGGCTCGGAGGAGATTTTACACTTTAAGTCCTCTAACACGTTAGACGGTCTTATCGGTGTATCCGTTCAGGACCAATTAAAAATGACAATCGGCGGAGCGGTTAAATCTCAAAAAATGCTTAATCGTATGTATGAGTCCGGATTTACGGCTAAAGCGGTATTACAATATACCGGTAATCTTAACGACGAGAACGTTAAGACTTTCGTATCCGGTATCGAACAATACGCTAAAGGAGGTTTATCGGACGAGGATATTAAGAATATTATCCCTATTCCGTTAGGCTCTCAGTTGACGCCTCTTAACGTTAAGTTAGGTGATAATCAATTTATCGAGGTTAAGCAATACACCGCGTTACAGATTGCGAGCGCGTTCGGTATTAAGCCGTATCAAATTGGTGACTATACTAAATCGAGTTACGCGTCGGCGGAGGCTCAACAGTTATCTTTTTACGTTGATACCTTGCTATACATAATTAAACAGTATGAGGAGGAATTAACGTACAAGCTACTCTCGAACGACGAAGTATCTAACGGCTACCACTTTAAATTTAATGTGGCGGTTATTCTTAGAGCCGACTTAGCGACTCAGATTAAGACGCTTTCGACGGGTGTAGGTAACTTTATTTATACGCCTAACGAGGCTAGAGCTATGTTAGACCTCGAGTCTAAACCTGGCGGAGATAGACTCCTCGGTAATGGTGCGAGTATCCCGGTAGAGTTAGCCGGTACTCAATACGTTAAGGATAATACGGGGGAAACTCCTCCGGACAATCGAAATAATAACGACGAAAAAGGAGGTCAAGACAATGCCTAACGAAAAGTTGAATTTTGGTTATAACGATCCCGACGCGGTACCTGGCGTTATAGCGAAAGTCGCTAGCGTGTCGCCGTTGGAATGTACCGACGCAGACTTGAAAAAGATTAACAAATACACGCTCAATCCCGTTACCGCTGAGGACGTCTTTATTTTTAAGGCGACTATCGCTGATAACGAGCAAGACGATAGAAACTATATGCCGTTTAACCTTAAAGCTCTCCAGGATTTGAAGAAATTATATCCCGGAAAGACTATGTTAAAGGACCATAATCGACAAGCGGATAATCAAATAGCGCGTATCTACGATACGGAACTCGTCCAGGACGCAAGTAAACAGACTGAACTCGGAGAACTCCATACAGAGTTAATCGCCAAAATCTATATGATTAAGACGGACTCTAATAAGGACCTTATCGCCGAGATTATGGGTGGTATCAAAAAAGAGGTATCAACCTCGACGGTACCCGAAAAAATGATTTGTAATATTTGTGGTTGCGACAATATGAAAGATTATTGTCGTCATTGGCCCGGACGTGAGTACGATAGTACGGACGCGGCGGGTAAAACGAGTAAAAAGCGTTGTAAAATGCTTTTGTATGGCGCTAAAGAGGCTTACGAGTTAAGTTTTGTAGCGGTACCGGCTCAACCACGCGCCGGAACTCATAAGAGTATCGGTTTTACTAAACCGGTCGAGGAGCCGGAAAACGGTACAAAATGTACCGAAATCGACGAGAATACCGCCGATAATACACTTTTTGAAAAAACGGACGAACGCGTTTTAAGTACGAGAATTAAAAACGCCGAGTCCTTTTTTAATGCAAACAAATAATTTTTAAAAGGAGATTGTAACTATGAACAAGAGAATGAGAGAACTTTTAGCTCAAATTCAGGCAAAGACCGCCGAGGCTAAGTCCTTTATGAATGGTGAAAATAAGGACGTCGCTAAGGCTACCGCGATTATGGACGAAGTGGACGCTTTACAGAAAGAATACGAGGCGGAAAAGCGTATTTTTGAAACCGAAAAGGCTAACGGCGCTCAGTCCGCTAATGCGGTTGTAGAAGATACCGCGAGCGCAAAGACGGAAAAAACGGAAACCGCGGTCGCTAAGTTTGCGAAAGCGGTACGCTCTATTATTCAGGGTAAAGGTCTTACCGAGGGTGTGAACGAGGACGGCGGTTATACCGTTCCTGAGGACGTATCTACGAAAGTAGAACATTATAAGGACGTATCGTATTCCTTACTCCAGGATATCGACGTAGTACCCGTATCCACGAATAAAGGCTCCCGTACGTATCAGAAAAAGGGCGACGCTAGCGAGTTCGTAGATATCGACGAAAACGGCGAAATCACGAACGAAATCGAGGCTCCTAAGTTTGAGAGACTCCCTTACGCTATCCAGGATAGAGCCGGCTTTATGCCTGTATCTAACGACCTGGCAAATGACTCCGACGCTAATATCCTCGAGGTAGTAGCTGAGTGGTTGGGTAAGGCAAACGTAGCGACGACTAATAAAAAGGTACTTGGTCTCGTAGCGACGAAAGCTCAGGTAGACCTTAAGGATATCAACGGTATTAAAAAAGCTCTTAACGTAACGCTCGGTCAGGCGTACAAGGACGGCGCTAAGATTTACACGAACGACGACGGTCTTAACTACTTGGATACGCTCGTAGATAAGAACGGTAGACCTATGCTTAATCCCGATCCTACGGACTCCGCTAAGTTGACGCTCCGTTGTGGTACGACCGTATTACCTATCAAGGTATTACCTAATAAGGTATTCGCGTCCAACGGTACGAAAGTACCTTTTATCGTGGGTAACTTGTACGATTTCGCTCGTAAATACGATAGACAGAGTATGTCTATTATGGCGTCTACGACGGCCTCTATCGGTAGCTTTAACGCGTTCGCTCAAAATATGACGCTCTTACGTGCTATTTTGAGAGACGACTACCGCGTAAAGGACGCCGATTCTATCGTTAACGGTTATATCGATACGTCCGTAGTGGGGGAATAATAGCTCTCGCCGACTCTAATTCCGACGGACAATATAGCGAGGGTGAGTTAACCGCTTTAACTAAGGCGGAGTTACTCGCTCTCGCTAAAGAGTTGGGGGTCGAGGGCATATCAAATTCCAATCTTAAAGCGGAAATCGTATCCGCGATATTAAACAGATAAGGAGGGCGACGGTATGGACGTTACCGTATTAACAATCGACGAGGCTCTCGCGTACCTCGGAATAGATTACGCCGACGATATGGTTAGAAACAATATCGCTCGTACTATTAAAACCGCCGACGCCTATCTTAAAGGCTCCGTCGGAGAAGATTATCCCGTAGACGATCCGCGCTCTAAAGAACTAGCTCTAATCATTGTATCCGACCTTTACGATAAACGAGGACTCGTTTCGACCGTTACCGGAAATACTCGAAAATTGGTTGACGACCTCTCGTTACAATTACGACTCGAATTACGGAGGGGCGTAAATGTCTAAGGTATTCGATAAACCTATCGTAATTCAAAAAATCGACGAGGTGACGGAGAAATGGACGGATTTATATACTCCTCACGCTAGTATTAACAAGGCTAAAACCGATAACGAATATCTCGAGGCCGGAGCTAGTCGGTCTAAAAAGACGTTGGTTTTTGAGGTCCGCTACTTTAAAGACCTCGAGGATATAGACCTTAATACTCAGCGATACCGTATCTTGTATCGAGATACGCCTTATAATATCGGAGATTATAAGGCGTATCTCGATACAAGATAAAACCGTCAAGCTCCTGGGGGTTTCGTATTGAGCGGTAAAACGATAGCCGTCTCGGAATTAGGAGACGCGATATCTAAGGAGTTAACTATATGGGATAAAGAAATAAACGAGAAAATCGACGA